GTATAAATTGTTGGGAGAATACAAATTCAAAAGTGTAATCCTCACCAATAAAATAATCATAAGATGTAATATCTCCTGCAACTACTATTGATGTGCCTGTTTGAGATACTATACTAATTTCTTGTCCTGCTTGATTTGAACCTGTACTTGCACCCACAAGACTTAAAGTATTAGTTTTAGTATAAGGTATTGTTATTGTTGTTTGATTAGTACCAGAATTGTAACTTTCACTCACTCCTGACGTACTATTTGAAATTTTTCTATCTAGATGTGTTAAATAATCTGCACTAGCATCAGTTACAGCAGGTGATATGTCCATTGTTTCCAAATAAACTCCATCACTTCTCTGGTTCACTATATATAAAGTGTTTTCTATAAAATCTATATTTAATATTTTATCTGTAGAAGATGTACCAAAAATCCATTTATGCCATGCACTTTGTAATCTTTTTCCACCAGTTACATAATATTGATGAACATATATTGCATTTTGTTCATTAGAAGATAATGCCAACATAATGTTTTCATTAGTTGCAATAGCTAGTTTAAATACTCCTGAAGGGATATATCTAGGTATGTTACTTGTAATATCATCAGCACTTTTAGTATCTGTATCTGATTTTACATAAAATTCTCTAAAGCCTGTAAAACTTCCTTTATCAAAAGCGAAGAATACATTACTACCTGAACCAATAGGTTTAACTGAAGAAGATGCTTCAAATTCTGTTGATACATTAATAGATACATTTTCTGGTGTAATTGTACTATTTGCACCTGCTAATATAAATTGTGTTTGGTCTGAAAATAAAAGTATTCCTTCATCAAAAGATATAGCACTTCTAAGTATAGAAACTTTATTGTGTGTTGAAGCTACATCAATTACATCAGTTGCTAATACAGTAGTTACTGTCTCATTAAAAAATGCAAAGTATTCTCCTGACCTTGACATAACAACATTTTCATCAGATAAAAAACCTAATCTATTCTTATGAAAGAATATATCATTTATTTTTCTACCAATAAAACTAGGGTCAGGTGCAGAAATATCATCACCACTTATTCTTAAACCCCAAGCAGGTACAGTATAATCTGTTCCTGATATTGTGTAAGTAGAACCATCTACTTGTGAAAATCTAAAATTGCCATCTGCTGTTCTTATTAAAACATGTGGCATGGTAGTGTTGTCTAAAGTTGTCTTCATGCTTGGTGCTACACTTTCCTGCCAAACATCACCACTACTATCATATTGTACGTAATAATCGTCAAAACCATTTGTTGCATCACCAGTAATTTTAACAACCATATTGTCTATTGCAGGTGAAGGAAGGTCTACGAAATTTTGTACTGTATCTCCAACTACTTGTGAAGCATCATCTCCATAACCATCACTAGCTGAAACTGTAAGTGTGCCACTAGATTTAATTATTGAAAAACTTGAATTACCTATACTTGCAAAAGTTATGTTTGCAATAGTTCCACAAGCTGACTTTAAGCCATCTCTAATTGTTTCTGTATTTGTATTTGAACTTGTAAATGAAAAAGTAGAACCATCAATAGTAATAGAATACTTGGTATTTGTAACTCCTTGTAATACTGAATAAATAGCTTGTTCAACTTTAGCTGTACTAGTCGTACTAGCCATAGCTGTTACTTTTTTCTTGTTTAAAATAAATGTATAATCAGCAACAGTCATTGCAACAAAGTCACCTTTAGGGTCAGTAGATGTTAAATAATTAACTGCACCTGTTTGCATTGTAACTGTTTTAGAGACACCTGCTGTTGTATAAACTGCTATTGCACCATTAGTAATTTGTATTAAATATCTTTCAGAAACATCTCTGTTAATAGTGTGTATGTAAGCATTATTAGGTGTTGTATTGCTTAATTTTGCTAAATAATTAGTAGGTGGTCTCTTTTTTAAACCTTCTACAACAGAACTAAATCCATTCTCTTGTGTAGTAGCTTGACTAGATAATCTCAATACTTCTGGTTGCTGAGAGATACCCTGCACTAAATTAGGAATAGTCCTAGAGACTAATGCCATTTATTTTCTTCCTATTGTATAAAATTGTTCAGGTGTATCAAAAACACTGTAGTCACCTGTAGATGCTTCAGCTTGTCTTAGAGTAACTAAGGCTCTTGCTTCATCTTCTAATGTAAATTTATGTAGTGTATTTGCTCCTAAAGTTCTGTCGTGAAATACTCTTGCACTTCTAATAGTGATATATCTTTTACATTGTTCAGGTACATCAGAAAAATCTAGTAGATAAACTACTTTCATATTTTCTAAATCTTTTGTGAAAACTGAAGAATTTGTAACTAAATTAAATAAAACATTATTTCTTTGAACAATATCAAAATCAGTTTTAGAATGTAGATAAGGGTCTAATTCTACTCTCAATACATTTGTTGCTAGAGGTATAGTGTTATTTCCACTATCTCTACTTAATGTTACTTTAGGGTGTGTATTAAAATGCCACCCCATACTTTGAACTTCTCTATTAATTTCATTCAATACAGATTTAGCCATTGTTCCATCTACAGGTAAGCTACCAGTTAAAGTTGATAATGGTGCTTCACCTATTGTAGAGAGTATTGTATTTACTGCTTCTAATTCTGTAGTTCTTGTTTGAATAGTCATTTTTTAAATAAATAAACTGTCTATAAATTTATTGAATTTTCTTTTTATGAATTTCTTTAATTGGCAATACCAACACATAATTTTCTCCTTTGAATAATGAAGGGGTAAGATTGTCTGTGTTAATCTCTTACCCCAAATGTAAGGGGTTAGTCTCCCAACCCCTCACTGTTCTTAATAACTAAGTATTAAGCTGTTTTAATTGAAACACATGCTTCAGGTCTTAAAATGCCCGAGCCAATCGCCATTCTTGAAGTAATCAGTGAACCAATTCTTCTAGGGTCATAAGTTGTCTCAACTACTAAGTCCTTTAACTTAACTGTTCCAATAGCTGACTTGTGGAATAATACAGCAACGTGATTACTTGCATCTACGTTGTAAGTATTGTTCGCACCTGCTACAGCAGATGAGTTATCAGCAAATGCAGTCACACAAGTGTTTGACTTAATTACTGGTACTCCACCTACAGAAACAACAGTTCCTTTTCCAAAATCACCATTTAGTGAAGAAAAGTCTCTGTTTAAAAGTTTGTCATTGTTTGCTAACTGATAATAAATATCAGGTGAAACAACACAAACTCTGTCAGTGTTTGGTACATCTTTTTCATCTAGCTTTTGAATACCTTCAAAGATAGAAGCGATTAAAGATGTTGAGTTAGTGTTAGCATCTGCATCAATAAGTTCAGTACCACCATTGCCACCTGTTATAGTAGCTGATGCTTGTGAACCTAGAACTGCTAATTGAAGTAGATTTTGGTCTACTGTTTTAGCAAGTGCCTGTCCCATTTCTCTTGCATAGATAGAACGTATATCATAATGATTTTTTAGTTCATCTAATTCTGCAACGAAAGAAGATGCTAATAGCATATCATCAACATTGATGATTTTCTCGTTGTGTTTGATTGCGTCTCCAGTAATTTCTGCACCTACTGAGTGGTATCCACTTACAGTAGTTCCAGTTACAGGGAACGAACTTGACTTTCCGTTAGTTATAGTTCTTACGTTAGTCATTCCTAGCATCAAATTTTCTCTTTGAAAGCTAGAAAGAACTTCACCAGAATATAACTTTAAGAAAAGGTCATTAAAACCACTTCCAGTCGCATTGACTAGACCCAGTCTTGATGGTGTTGCGTTAGACATATTATTGTCTCCTTTTTTATTGTTATTGTTGGTTTAGTTTAAACCTTATCTACTTTTCAATTTAGAGAGTTATCTGACGTATCAGGCAATCATCTGAATTTTAATAAGTCACCTCTCTTACAAGAGATGGTGATTATTTTTTATGGTGTCTTCTTTTACTTTTATTCATCATAGATAAATTTGCTTTTTTACCTATGCTTGTCTTTTTAAATCTTGAACGTGTTTCATGTAAGACTGCTTCTTTATTAAACTTTGTCTTAGCCACTTTTCTTTTTCCACTTGTTCTTCATGGCTTTATAAGATTTAGGAGATATAGTAGATTTTTTCTTACTTCTAGAAATACCTAATTTACGTCTTCTCTGAATGTTTGCTACTAGTGACATTATTTTTTCTTTGTTATGCTTTTAATTGTTGATAAACCAAATGAACCAGAATAGACGATTAAAACTGCGTACCAAAATTCTGTAGGTGCATTTTTTAAAATCTCAAAACCCTTTTCCATATATGGTTGAGTTTGAGGTAAGAAAATAAAAAGAAAAATTAGAGCTATTTTAATAGTTAAAACTTCATCTTTAATACTTGTATTGCTAGATTTAATTTGAGCCAAACTGACGTTCTGTTCAGCTTCAATTTCCTTTGCTCTTACTACCTTTTTCTTCTCAATTGAATGATTTATCGCTGAGACTGTCTTGTCTGCAATAATTCTTGTGAGAGGGTTTTTTAATAAAGGTAATATAAAATTAAGCATTTCTTGACCTATTATATTTTATTGATGTTATAGCTAGATTACTTGGAGAATTATTTTGAGGGTTGCCATCTTTATGGTGTACGTCTTTACCTTTGATACCAACTCTTTTCTTCATCATTCTTCTAGCAAGATTTCTACCTGCTCTATTCTTCTTCTGTTTGTCTGAAGAATGATAATTGTCATATTCTTTTCTGTAATCTCTTGCCATTAAAACACTGAACTGTTTCCTAGTTTTCTTTCTACTTCTTTTCTATAAACAGGGTCTTTGTCATATCTAGGGTCATTCATTGCATCAGTTACTTGTGATACTGAAGTGAATTGTTCTGTAGATATATTATTAACATCACCTTGAACAAATTTCTGTTGAGATGTAGCTGTGACACCTGCTTTAGTCATAAGACCTTGAACTGCCATTTTAATTTGTTCTGTAGTTCCAGTTGCAGTTAAATCATTAAAAGCAGTTTGTTCTGCTTCAGATAGATTAGTTCCTGCCCATGTGATAAGTTCATCATACTCTGCTTTGCCACCAACGACTGAATGTATTTCAGCAGTTTGTGTATCAGCTATGGCTCTTTGTCCTGCAATATAACCATCAACAAGTTCTTTTGATAAACCTTGTTTAGCTAACTCTTTATAACTAGCTTCACCTAACTCACCATTCTCTGCATATTCTTCTGAATATTTATCTAAAGTATTTAATTCAGGTGCTACAGTTTCTGGTTTTGGTATAGCAATTTCATCAGTTTCTTCTTTAACTGGTTCTGCTTTTTGACCAGAGAATTGTTTTTCTAATTCAGAATATGCTTTAGATAATTCTTCAGCATTTTTAAATTTTTCTGGTAACCATTCTGGTCTTTGGTTTTCGGTATTTTGTGTTTGTGTATCAGGCTCACTAGCAATTACTCTTGAGCCATCTTCACTTTCTAAAGTATTAATATCAATACCTTGTTCTTTTAATTCTTGAACTTGTTGTTCTGTTGTTTTCTCTGCTACAGCAGAATTTATTTCTACTTTTTCTGTTGACATATATTACTCCGATTGGTTAAGGACAAGTTCATCACCTTCAACATTTGCAGTGCCACCAGAGTTAGCGAATTGTTTTCCCATCTCTATTGCTACTCTAGGGTCAGTTGCAGTATTCTGCATCTGCTGTGCCATCTGTTGTTGTTGTGCTTGTTGCTCGTCTTGTTGTAGTTGTTCACTTGATTTAATTAAACCTGCTGTGTCAATCTGATTTGCTATTGCAAACTTTTTGATTGCGTCATCAAGATTAATATATTTAGCAAGAACTTCTGCACCAAGTGTATTTGCTAAATCTGAGATAAACTGAAGTAATTTCAATCTATCTGATTGTCTACCTAATGCTTCCATACCAACAATAATTTTAACTTTAACTATGTCTTTTGGTAGGTCAGGTAGTAATCCTTTTTGTCTTAACATTGCTAACTTTGTATTAATATAAGGTAGCTGAAATTCTGTTGTTAATATTCCATAAACTCCACCTAATGCTTCTTGAAGTTCATTTGCAATTAACTGTACTTCTGTAGCAGTAACTCTTTCTGCTTGTCTTTGGACTGAAGCATTTAAAAGAAATGCAAAATTAAGTCTTTGTTCTACTCTCTGCATTGTTTCCATTGCTACTCTAAAGTCTGCAAATTTATTAGCTTGTAGTACAGAAACATCTGTTGCTGAACCTTCAATGATTGCACCATTAGGTGCTTTAGCAATAGAAGATGCTCTAGTTGTTCCATTAGGAGCAACCATAAATAACATTTTAGCTGAAGCTGAAGAACCTTCTAGAATTGCTTTTGTTAATCCTTCTAAGCTACGAAGGTCACCGATTATATTTTCTATATGACCCCTTCCGTAATTCATTCCGTCAATACGATTAAATCTTAATGCAATGAATGGTAAGTTATCTGCATTGTAAGTTTTTTCATAAAGAACATGTCCTTTAACTTCTTGATGGACAATATATTTTTTACCTTCTTTTCTTACACACGTATATAAATCTAAAGTTTTATCTTGTTGTGTGTCTTGTTCTTTACCTAATGCTTTAGCAATTTTAAGGGGTAAAGTGTCAGGCACTACACTTTCTTTAATAATAATTTTTAATACATGACCTTGTGGGTCTCTTTTAACTACATAGTTTTCTAATCTATAAGTTCTTAATCCTGTATCAGTTAAATGTAATAAGCAGTTTCCACCTACAATTAAATGTTTAAGTGCTTCATATACAGCAACTCTATCGTTCTGTACTTCAATATTATCCATAACTGATTTCTCAATTTTGGCTAATCCTTGTTCTATAATTTTCTTTTGTTGTGGGTCACCTTCAATAGATTTGTAGACTAATTCATCTACATCAATTCTAAAGAATGGTGCTTGTGGTGGGAATAAAGCTAACATTAGTTTTGATGCTAAGTTCATAACACCTCTAGCACCTACCGATTGGTATGGTGTAGGGTATTCTGTGTTAGCATTGTTACCTTTTGGTGGGTATAAATGAGGAATAGTTAGTTCTGCACTTTCTCTTGCTCTTTCTAAATATGTTTCTCTTTCTATCTCTAGCTTTTGGTACTGACCTTCAACTGAATTTTCTTTATAGTTGTTAGTGTTTTCACTTAGTGAGTATCTTTCCATTAACTAGGTATTTGTAATCCACTACCAGAAGATATATTTCCAGTGGGTATTCTCTTTTTTATTCCTAATCTATTTCTAATTGCATTTGCATTTAAGATTGTGTTACTTACTGCATTAGCATTTTTTTCTTTAGATTTTTGTGTCATTCCTTTTTTAGGAATAGATTTAACTCCCTTACCCATTTTATTTAATTCTGAATGTACTTTGACACTGTCGTCATTTAACGATTTAACTCTAGGGTTTCCACACATATTAGCTAGTAGGGAAATTTAGACCACTACCACCAGATAAAGGTATTCTTAACGAACCTCTACCAACTCTTTTTCTGCTGTAGTTTGATGCTACTGTAGTATCTCTTGACGCATCTGTACTTGCTTCTGTAGGTGCTTTTTGCTTTGTAGTAGCATTAGACACTGAAGGTGTAGCAGGTGGTAAGACCACAGGAGCAGGTGGTGGACTAGGTGCTTTAGGCATACACATAAATTAACTCTCCTCTTGAACTTGTTTTTCTTTGATTAAATGATTGACGACACTTCTTTGACCTGACTTAAACCAAACTTGTTTTTCATTATCTTCAATGTTTGGACATTTATCAGGGAATAATTCGTCTAAGTATTCAATGACTTCTTTACTTATTATTGGCTTTTTTATCATTAGATACTCCTAAAGTGTCACCTAGTTCATGTCTTTTGCTAGTAATTTGCCCTGCGATTGCAGAATACCCAGTCATATCAACAAAATCATCAAGGTTAAAAGCACCCCCTTGACTTCTAGCTATCTTCAATAAGACCATTAGGTTTGCCACATCTTCAGGCAATATATTTATATTTAACTTAGTTTTGTTTTGTAAATAACCACTCCATAATCTTCCGATATTTTCATGGTTTTCTACTATGTCTCCATTCTGTTTTGCTCTATCTGAACTAACTAGCTTTTTTACTTTGTCCAGTATTTCTGTACTTAGCATATTCGTAACTCCATAATGTTGGTTTATTTGTTTTTAAATTGTATTCACCATGTCTTAGTATTCTTGCTAATCTGCTTTGGTGGTAAGCATCATCAACTGTATATTTATTACGTTGATATTCTTCTATTACTGCTTTCCAGTTTTCATCTAGTGTCTTCTTATTATCTAGTAATCTACTGGCTTTAACATGACCTACTCCTGCACAACCTTTATAACCATCTGTCTGGTCACCTGTTAAAACTTGTGTGCAGAAATTATAATCTGCTAAATTCTCATCAATTTTTTCAATTTGATTATCAATCATAGAACAGTGAAACGCAGGTATTGTTCTCATATCTTTATCGCCAGATATAATTATTGATTTATTTTTATACTCACCTGTAGCTAATATTCCTATTGTGTCATCAGCTTCTAGGTTTTTATAAACTTCACTTCTATAAGTTTTAATAACCCATTCTCTTAATGCTTTATAACAAACAGGTTTTCTAATTTTCTTTCTATTAGATTTATAATCACTATCTATTTGTTTTCTAAAATTAATACTATCACTCCATACATTTATATATGAATTAGAATTTGTAAGGTTCATGTAATACTCTAAGGCTTGTGCATATAATTGCTTAGCTACCCCAAAGTCACAGTGTAATGTCCATTGGTCATTTCCCCAGTCAATAGGTTCTTCTAATTTAGAAGTAATCTTGTAGGCTAGTAAGTCAGCATCAACTAACATAGTTGTTTGCTTGTCATCTAGGAAACTGTGTATTGTATGTCCATTCTTTTTTGCTTGGTGTCTTCTAGCTTTATTCGCACTGTGTAATTCAAAGTGTGCGTCTGTCAACTCCGTCATAGTTTAATCTCCTTTAGTTTTAATATGTTTGATTTTGGTATTACTGTTGAGTTACCACCCTCATTGATTGTTCCGTCTTCATTGAAGTTAATGTCACCAATGAAAACGTAAGTGTTTTTATTTGTTGATAACAACCAACCCATTGTTATGCACACTGCTGTCTTTGATTTTTTTAGTTGTGGAATTGTTTCCCAATTAGGACTTGAAATAATATCACTCCACCAGACTTTATAAAATTTGTATGGAAAATCTTCTGTATCTATGTCTGGTAATTTAATTTTAGTTTTTAATAATTTTTTCATATTTATAAAGTTAAGTTGAGTAATTCGCATTTAGGAATGATGTGACCTTTAGAAGTCCACTTGTCTCCACCTGCTTTGATGGGAAATTTCTTCATTAATTTTTTGAGAATTTTTGTGGGTATCAAAACCCAGATGTCTTTTTTTCTACCTTCAACAACAAAACATATTGCGTAGTAAGGTGAAGCAGAAACCATTATACCAGAAGGCTTTCCTCTACTTTCTATTTCTAAAAAGAAGTTACCTGTTCGTACAGTTAGTCTATCTGCCTTACATTCTACTTTGCCTTCTATTGCTTCTTGAAGTTCGTTTTCTTTACTCTGACCAAACTTTAGGTCAAGGTCAAACTTGTTAGTGTGTTTCACTCCAGTTGCTTCCAACCTTCATTTCACCATCTAACTGACATTTGAAATTAAAATGGTCTTGTGTTTTCTTAAACATACCTTGTGCTATTTCTTTAAATTTTTCTAGTCTTTCAGGTTTTACTATGAACTGCATTTCATCATGGACATGTAAGACCATTGCATAGTCATCACCCCATTTAAAACCATTCTTATGTAATTCTTCATTAAGAATAATTGTTCCTTGTTTTACAAGTAATGCTCCTGCACTTTGAATAAGTGTATTTAAAACTGAATGTTCTGCTCTAGGAATTAATTTTCTACCATCTAAACCTTTAACAAAAGTTGCAAGTCTAAATTTATGTTTAGCTGTATTTGTTAAAGTTTTTAATGAAGGTAGTGATGCTTCAAATCTTTGTCTTATTCTTTTGGCTTCGTCATTATTGACTTTAAGGATTTCACCGAGTTTCTCATTTCCTGCTCCATAAATGAAAGCATAAATAAAAGTTTTAGCTTTATCACGAGTGGGTAGTCCTGTGGCTTTTTGATTGATGGTATGAATATCATCTTCCAAAAGTTTTTTTGAAAAATCACCATTGTCATATACGTTGAGATAATGAGCCAACACACGCAACTCCAAACCAGAAAAGTCAATGCCACACATAACCATACTGGAAGGAGCAGTAAATAAGGAACGAAATTCTTTACCAAATGGAGAACCACTGCTAACACACTGTGCAAGATTTGGGTGATGATGCGTACACCTGCCTGACAATGCACCATTAGTAATGATTTTTCCATAAATTTTTCCTTTTCTGTTTAATTTTAAGTATGCTTGTTCACCTTCAGCTAACTGTCCTAATCTTTTTGTTATCATAAGATATTCTGCTAAAAGTTTTGCTTCAGGATATGGAAGTGCTTTCAATATTTTTTCGTTCACTTCTGGTTTTCCTGTTGCTGTAAATGATGTAGGTGACCACCCTAGTATTTTTTGTAACCTGTCTGCTATATGGTCTCTACTATTTGGATTAAATATTTCAGTTTTGAATTGTTCAACAGGAACTCCTGCTTTTATTCCTCTTTTAATATTGTCTCTTTTATAAGTTTTAAAACCTGTAGACTTCTTCCATTCAGAAAAGACTAAAGATAGCTTGTCACTAATCTCCAATCTTTTCTTTGTAAGGATTGAATGTAGGGTCTCAGCAGACCTCTCATCAAAATCAATACCTTGTTCTTCTTGTTTTTGTATCCAATAAGCAAACTTATGTTCTAAAGTAATTGCATCTTCTGAATAATTACTTCTTATTATTTCTTTAAACAGTAAATCAGTTACTTCTACGTCACGTTGGCAATACTCCAACATGTCTTGATTGTATTCGTCAAATGTAGAATGTTCTTGGTAATCGCCTTTTCTTAAACCTAATCTATAACCCCAACTTTCAAGAGAATGTCTTCCATAAAGTTTAGGTGGCATCTGTTTAAATTTGTAATCAAGTTCAAGTCTATTAGTCCATATAAGTCTTGAACAAAGTAACGTATCAAATGCTTTACCTTTAAATTCATAGTTTAATACTTGCTTTAATGCTTTTATATCAAAGCCTGTAATATTATGACCAATAAGAACTTCAGCTTTGTTCAGTAACTCTAGTGCGTCATTAATAGTATTAGGATTATATGAATAGACCTCACCAGTCTCTATATCCTTGCAAACTATACAATGAATTACTAAATCTTTTTTATCTAGAAACCCATTGGTCTCTAAGTCTAATATCAGTTTCATGTTTTACTTTCTTTATTGAACCAAATGCACAGTTATTTTTTCTATGCTTGGTAAAATTGGTTGCACTGATTTAAGTGCTTGATTAATTGTTTTCCTAGCCTGTACGTCTCCACAAACTATTACTGGAAATATGTTGTCAAATTTTATGGCTTGATAAATAGCAGTCATTATTGTTTTAAAAGTTTCAAATGCTATTCTTTGTTGCTTACCTGATAATTTTAAATATTCAGGCTTCTGTATTAAATAACTTAAAATAAATTTAGTTAGCATTGCTTCATTCATCAAAACTACTCTCTGCTAACCGACCAGTTTGTTTATTATAAATAAGACTTGTGGCAACTCCTGTCTCTCCACTAAATCTATTTTTTAATACTCTAACTATCATTATGTTGCTTTCAGTTTCATGCTGTTGATTTCTTTCAAAACCTATTACTGCATCTGATAATTGTGCTAGTGCATGTGAACCTCTTAAATGTGATAAGGAAGTTTGAACACCTTCTTCATGTCCTAAATTTCCACTGGGTCTTTTTAAATGTGAGACAACAAACATTGCACACTTAACTTCTTCTACAAGTTTTCTTAATTCAGTCATGGTGTTATCTATAAGTCTTCGTTCATCTCCATCATGTAACCCTGAAATAACTATTGAGATATGGTCTAAGATAATTACTTTGCAATCTAAAGACTGAACCATGTATCTTATTCTGTTCATTAAATCTTCACTATCGCTTGAACCAAAGTGGTCGTAGAAAGCTATGTTGTCTTTTACTTTATCAAATTCTTTTAATAATTTTTCGTTACTAAATTTTTTTCTAACTTCAGGATTATGTATTTGTGCATTTAAACCTACACTAACTATTCCTCTGATACTTCTCTTTACACTTTCTTCTAATGCAATGTAACCAACCTTGTGACCTTTAATAATACAGTCATAAGCAATCTCTCTACACATTTGAGATTTACCAGTGCCTGAACCACCACACAATAAATTTAATTCGCCAAATCTAATACCTTGTAATTTTTCATTTAAGCCATTCCATAGATAAGGAATAGTTTCTACTTCTTCATCATTTAATAATAAGTCTTTAGTATCTGAACCTTGAATAATACCTTGTGGTGTGTAGGCTTTAGCTTCCCACATAGCATCTATAATTTTAGAACCCTGTCCTTTTTGTAATAATTCACTTGGGTCTTTTGCAGGTAGTCTTGCTATTTTAACTTTTCTTACTGGTAATAAATTAGCAACTTCAACTGAAGCCTTAACTCCTGCTTCATCTGTATCAAACATTAAAATGATACTGCTAAATTTAGATAAAAATTGAAGTTCTTTTTTAATAAATTTCTTAGCACTAGCTGAACCTGAAGGTATAGAACAAACTGGATATTTGTTACCCTGTACTGCACTAACAGAAAGGCAATCTAGTTCACCTTCTGTTAAAATTATCTTAGATTTTTCTCCACCCTCTCGCCATACTTGTTGACCAAACAATGTAATTTTATCTGGGTCGCCTAACCATATAAATCTTTTGTCAGCAAATCGTAGTTTCTGTGCTACCTTATTATAATCTTTGTCATAATAATTAGCGATATGTACTGGCTCACCTTTGTAAGTTCCAGTTTCATAATTAAACTTTTTACAAGTCTCACTATTAATTTTTCTACTTGGTAATGCTTCTGTTATTCCTTCAATCATATTTGTAATTTTCTTAGTTGTGGCAACTTCAGGAAGTTCGCCATTAGTTTTTTCGTAGCTGTGACAACCAAAACAGTAGGTATGCCCATGACTTCCGTCAGGGGTTAGGTAGATAGCTAAATTGTCTTGGCTATCACAGTTTTCGCATGGTGCATGTCTGATGAAATTGCTAGAGTTCTCCTGCATCT